GAATTGAAGATTGTACCGGTGAAGCTAGTAACATATACTATTCTATTGAGAACAACAGTATTGGTGAGGCGTCATTAATTTCATTGAACGAATACGGAGAAAGCAACATCCCGGGTATCTTTTTGAGTGAACGAGGAAAAAAGCGTAAAGGATTTAATACAACAAACAAAGTCAAATTGTCTGCGTGTGCTAAGTTCAAAACACTCATAGAGTCTAAAAAGATGACTATTTACAGTAGAAGTCTTGTTTCCGAGCTAAAAGCGTTTATTGCTAGTGGTGGAAGTTATGCGGCTAAAATCGGAGAAACAGACGATTTGGTCATGGCTAGCTTATTGACAGTCAGAATGATGCAGGAATTATCAGATTATCACACTCTCTTGGAAGAGCAAATCCGAGACCACGATGAATACATACAGCCCTTGCCCTTCTTTGCTGTGATAAGTTGATAAATACATTATGCCAATACAAACTGATTCATTAAACCGTAAACTATACGAATTGCTTAACTCTCGTGGTTACGATCCTGTTCCAAGAGACAGTGACGTTGCAAATGCTGGTAAAACAGTGCCACCTGAAGAAGCAGACGTATTCAAATTCACCTTCAAACAAGGTGACGAAGCTATTGATGATGCTTGGGTTTCCGTCGATGGTGCAGAAAATTTGACTATGTACTATGATAAAAACTTAGCTAATAAAGCAGGTGAGCGATCACCCGGAACACAATTTGATGATAGTTGGTACGGATTATTAAGACACTTAAAAAAGTGGGCACACGCTCGTCAATTGAGCTTTAAACTAGAGCCCAAAGAAAAGATTGACAGCGACATGTCACAAAGGACCTATATGAAAAAGAAAGAACAAATCGCAGAAGGATATCACCCAATGGGCAAGACAGCAAGTTACAACGATGCTGTACCTACAGTAAAGATTATCCTACAACATACTCGCCAAGTACAAGAAGGTGAACAAAGATATCGCAACGTTGCTAAGATTTTCTTAGAAAATGCACAAGGTGAACGTTTCCTTTCACCTACTAGCAAGCCAGGTTTAGCTCAAGTTTACGCAAGACACATTGCTGAAGGTGGCGTCCCTAACGATGATCGTTGGAACCACTTGAAGTCATTGTGCGAAGAATATTCAAAGATGGCAGGATTTGTTCGTGCTGTTCGTAGTAATCAATTTAATGAATCTGCTCAACGTGTAGTAGAAGCAGGTTTAAATCACTATCAATCATTGCGTGAATCATTGGGTAAGTTACGTGGCCATCGTGGTTACACATCATACTTTGAAAGTTATACTCCACCATTAATGGAAGATGATACTGATAGCAATGCGTTAAACGAATTATTTGTCCAAGAGACATTGGACCCACGAATTGAATCAGTAATGCCTATTCTAAACAAGTTGAGTAAGAATTTGGGTGAGATGAAGGAAGTAAGCGAGTTAGCAGAATGGGCTGACAGCTTAATTGAAGGTGGTGATGGCGGTGAAGCAAGTGAAGAACCAGTACAGCAAATAGAAGAAGCTCCTGGAGCAGAAACATTAGCACACAACCAGTCTACTGAAAAGTCTAGACTAGATGCATTTGATTTAGATGAAACTGACGGTGGACAAGAAGCATTGAACCCAGGTGGAATTCCTGAAGAAGATGAGTTAGTGCAGGAAGGTAAACCGAGCAAAACAGATTTAGCAATGGCATATCTAAAAGCAGTAGTCATGGCTCCTACTGGAACACCAGAGAATGAAAGAATAAGAAATTGGCAAGAGAAGCTAGAAGACGAATTTGATATTGAAATGGACACCGCTACTCTTGCTCAAATGCTGCCACAATTTGATAGTATGCTACAGGCAGGCAAACTTGATAAATTACAAAACCGAATGGCTTCTCGTGGCGAACTTGAAATAGGCGAGAGTCAGCACGGTGTAGAAGAAGGAATGTTAGATGGATCAGACGGGATTGATAGTCCGGTTGCTAGTGCTATTCTAAGAAGAATCTTAATGCAACGAACAGATTTGCTAGCAAAGCACGGACCAGAAAAGGTTTCTAATGCAATCGGTGATGTTGCTGAGTTTGTTGGTGATGTTGACGAAATTGGTTCAAGTGATGTTAGTGGTTGGATTAAACAAATTGAACAATCACTAAGTGGAGTTGACGAAGGTATCTTGGACACAGTCAAGAAAGTCGGCGGCAAAGTGTTAGATAAATTAGGTCACGGCAGTGATGAAGATTTACTAAAAGACTTGCAAAAGAAAGCAGGAGTTCGTGGCCCTAATCACGGTAAGCCAAGCATGGCTCAATCTGATGTTGAGAAGCGTACTGATGAAGTTGACATGGGTCAAGCCGACAGTTCATTGAGAAGTGAACCAAAACAAGATACTGGTAAAATGGATCACTTCACTGCATTAGGAAAAGCATCAAAGAAAATGGGACACGACCATTATATGGATGTACCTGATGACAAAATTGAAGCACTTAAAGCAATGGTTAAAAAATTCAGATCCGGTGAAGAAGTTGACGAAAGCGCACTACAAGCATACTTAGGTGATAAGAAGTACGGTAAAGATGGTATGGATGCACTACGCAAAGCTGGACAAGAAAATGCTAGCGAAAAGACAATGCAAAACATCCGTGCTAAGTATAGTAGTAAAGAAGAGGTCGCAGAAGATGGACAATTCGCAGGCGACTTTGCAACAGGTGAAGCTGGGCAATGGCGTAACAAAGGTCCTAAAGCAAACAAGCCAGCAACAATTGGTGATTTGGTTGGTGAGGGACAAGAAGACTTGGCTGCAATGATGAGAATCGTTAACAGATAAAAGGGTAAATAAACCTCACTTAAAAGGTGAGGTTTACCACATCCGGCATAAATACTCTTGACATTGATGAAAGCATTTGCTATACTTACATCTATGTTAGACACTAATAGGTAGTGTCGAATATTAAACGAGACCATCTCAATTTTATAAGGAAATATATCATGGCATCATTAGCAGAAATTCGTGCTCGTATCGCGGCACAAGAAAACAAGCAACAAAAAGGCGCATCAGGCGCTCAATCTGATAACTCAATCTACCCCCACTGGAATATGGACGAAGGCACAACAGCCACGATCCGCTTCTTGCCAGACGCAAATTCTAGTAACACATTCTTCTGGGTAGAACGTCAAATCATTAAACTTCCATTCAACGGTGTTAAGGGCGACCCTAACGTTAAGCAAACTGTTGTACAAGTCCCATGCGTAGAAATGTATGGTGACAATTGCCCTATCTTGGCAGAGGTTCGTCCTTGGTATAAGGATGAGTCATTGAAAGAAATGGCTAACAAGTATTGGAAGAAACGTAGTTATCTATTCCAAGGTTTTGTTCGTCAAAACCCAATTGGCGATGACAAGACTCCTGCGAACCCAATTCGCCGATTCATCATCTCTCCACAAATCTTCACTATCATCAAGTCTAGTCTAATGGATCCTGAAATGGAAGAATTGCCAACAGACTACCTACGTGGTCTTGACTTCAACGTTAAGAAAACATCTAAGGGTGGTTACGCAGACTATTCTACTTCTAATTGGGCACGTAAAGAGTCCCCATTAACAGAAGCAGAACAAGCGGCTATTGAAGCACATGGCTTGCACAACTTAGCTGACTTCTTACCCAAGAAGCCTGGTGAAGCAGAACTGCGTGTCATCAAAGAAATGTTTGAGGCATCAGTTGAAGGTCAACCCTTTGACAACGAACGTTGGGGCGCATACTATCGTCCATATGGTCTAGAGGCACCTGCAGGAGCGACCGCGGAAAAACAAACTGTGTCTGCTGGAACCAGCACACCCGCAACAGCACCCGTAGCAGAAACTTCTACAGCACCGTGGGATGATGAACCAGCATCAACTTCACAACCTGTACAGGTACCAAAAGTAGCTCCGAGTAGTGACAAAGCACAAGACATTCTAGCAATGATTCGTGCTAGACAAACAAAGTCTTAATAGGAGTTAGGGAGCTTAGGCTCCCTTCCTTAGGAGAACACCATGACACTACCAGACGAACGCTACCGCGCCCTAAAGCAAGGCAAAAAGCTATTGGAAGAATTGTGCGACCCTGGGCGTACTCCTAGGGTTCCAGCATTAGTCAGAGATCGAGCAAGAGGAGTTCTAAGACATTATCCTAGTGATTATGAATTAGAAAGAATCGCTGATAATTGTCCAGAGTTTCTTGACAAAATCTCGTATACTGATAAAATGTACATCAATGTCGCACAAAAATAACAGGAGAAATAAAATGACAAAATTAACTAAGTTGGCAAAGGTCAATGACTCTATCACACTTAACCGTTACGACAATGGTTGGATGATTGAAGTTGGCGGCCGAGATGAAGAAAATGATTGGAAGACTGCAAAGATTCTTTGTAACACAGAAGAAGAATTGATTGATCTAATCAAAGAATATAACTCAATGGATGTGGAGTAAGCATGGGAAAACCATTCGATATTAGTAAATTCCGTAAAGACATTACAAAGTCTATTGAAGGATTATCAATTGGATTCAATGATCCAACTGACTGGATCTCAACAGGAAACTATGCTCTCAATTATCTCATTAGTGGTGACTTTAACAAAGGCGTACCTCTTGGTAAAGTTACTGTCTTTGCCGGAGAGAGTGGATCAGGAAAGTCATTCATCTGCTCAGGCAACCTTGTACGACACGCACAACAACAAGGCATCTATGTAGTTCTGATTGACTCAGAGAACGCACTAGACGAAGCATGGTTACACGCATTGGATGTAGACACATCAGAAGATAAACTATTGAAATTGAATATGGCAATGATTGATGATGTTGCTAAAACTATTTCAGAGTTTATGAAATCATATAAAACATTTCCAGAGACAGACAAGCCCAAAGTCTTGTTCGTTATTGACTCATTAGGTATGTTGTTGACACCCACTGATGTAAATCAGTTTGAAGCAGGTGATATGAAAGGTGACATGGGTCGTAAGCCTAAAGCACTTACATCACTAGTTCGTAATTGTGTTAATATGTTTGGTAGTCACAACGTTGGATTAGTTGCTACTAATCACACATATGCTTCACAAGATATGTTTGATCCTGATGACAAGATTTCAGGTGGTCAAGGTTTTGTTTATGCAAGTTCTATCGTTGTTGCGATGAAGAAACTGAAACTGAAAGAAGATGAAGATGGCAACAAAGTATCTGACGTTCGAGGCATTCGCTCCGCATGTAAGATTATGAAAACTCGATATGCGAAGCCATTCGAAAGTGTTCAGATTAAGATTCCGTATGAAACAGGTATGAATCCTTATTCAGGCATGCTTGACATGATTGAGAAAAATGAACTTGTTAAGAAAGAAGGCAACTCACTAGTCTACACAACACTTGATGGTGAAATCATTAAGAAGTTTCGTAAAGCATGGGAAGCTAATACAGATGGTTGTTTAGACAAAGTTATGTCTGAATACCAAGAAAAAACATCAACAAAGCTAAGTACAGTAACACCGGAGGAGGAGGTTACTGAATGAGCTTAGATTTTGTTGCAGATCT